AATATCGACAGCCATCTTAGCTGCCACGGCGCTTGCTGCGCCGCAGGAAAACCACACAAGTGTTCTCATTATTTTGTCCTGTAGGCGGGGTGTCAATTTGGTCGTTAATACTTGTGCGTTGGAAGGCAAGAAAAACACGCACTTACGACATCCTTAAATGCTTGCCTAACCACCCCTGACCTTACTTAGGTTGCTGCTACACGACGGCGACGTGCGGGCTGCGATGCTTCAGCATACTCTTCTTCAGTAGCCTTAGCTTCACCATCCATGCCTACCCACTCAACGATTTCAAAAATCGGTGTGTAGATACGTCCATAGGACTTGTGCTGATAGTGTTCCTTTTTCAGTTTAACAACTGGTACAGGCTTACTCTGATCTGCATCAACTTGGTTAGCGATGGCGACTGCCAAGGCTTGTACTGCGCGCTTACCACCAACGGATGTGACGGTGTAACGCGCTTCCATTCCCTCGTCTTCGCCGCTGATGCACTTAAGCGACATACCGACCTGGGTTTCCCATCCGCGTTTAGCGTTTGGGGGTGCAACATCAAGAGCTGGCAGCGGCTCTGATACCGACACCATCTTCTCGCCAAGCACTTCACCTTCGCCCCATGCAATATAGCCGTGCACGAAAGAGAAAGGATTGACTGCCCACTTAGCGCCATCTTCGGCTTCGGTTTGATCTGCACCGAAGACCCAATGGCCTGTCTTGTCCATCTTAATAATGACGGAACCAACAGTGCCCACGTCTTGCTCAAGCGCGCGCAAGGAAGTGGCAAGGGATGTTACGGGAGGGAGGTTTGCAATTGCGAATGTAGACATTTTAGATCACCTTAAGTTTATTAAGAACCTTTGCGAGGTTCAAGATTGCTGGGCGAGGATCATCCTCGTTTGCCAGCGTATTGCCCGTAGAAACCGATACAGCCAGTTCCTGCGGGAAATTCTTTTTGCCAACTAACTTCTCAGCTTGAGCGACAGATATTAGCTTACTTTCAAAAGCTTTGTCACCTAAAAATTTTATCGCGTCATCATCGTTGACCCACTGACGAGTACCGCGCTTGGCGACCAACTTGTATCCAGGCACCTTGACCTCGTTCTCAAGCATTGTAAAAGCCAACTCACGCACCGACTTAATAAATTCTTCTATCTTGTCGGCTTGCTGTAAATAGTGACCGATCTGTGTTGCGTCAATTGTTTGTAAGGATGTCTTAACAAAGCGATCGACTTCGCCTGTCATCTGTGGACACACAGGCTTGGCTGAGCACCAACGGCAATGATCGCCAGTCTTAAATGCTGCGTCATCTTTCTGTGATTGCTTAACGGCTGCAACCAACTCCATCTCAAATTCTTTAATTCGCGCGGGCGTTGTTAACCAAGTACGAATGACAGGAGGCTGCACAATTACAATTTCAATTTCGTCTGCACCGTCAAACACCCATGCGGTGTCAGGCGTACGCATGGCCGCTGCTGCGTAGAACATCCCTTGCGCGTTATCTACTGCATCAACTGCCACACCATCACCAAACTTCCAATCTAAAACAACAGCTCTATTACCAATACGACCAAGCAAGTCAGCAGAGCCAAACACCCCAGGTAATAGATCACCAAAGCCCACACGGGACTCGACAGCGTACTCAAGCGAACCATCAACGTCAACCACATCAAGCGCGGCAATTGCAGGAACAATCTTTTCATCGTATAACTCCTGCGTGAGTGTGATGTCGTTGTACTTCATGCCAACAACATCTAACTTGCCTTCTAGGATAAGCGAGATAGCGTCGTGTAAGAGTGTGCCACGGTCAGCATGTACGCTTGAGGGCTTGGGCGGCATCTTAGCCACTAGCTTGACTGATGCGGGGCAACTGATGACCCGCTTTGCTGTTGAACCACCGACTATTGAACTGTGTAGCATTAGTGTCTCCTTTAGAACTTTCATTAGATCACATAAAATTAAATGTTGTCAAATAGTTTTTTCATGTTATATTTTGCAAATGAAAGAAAAAGAGATCGAGGCTTATTTCGTATGGGCTATAGAGCGAATAGGTGGCAAAAGCTACAAGTTCACATCACCCGCACACAAAGGCGTGTCGGACAGGATAGCGTGTCTGCCAGACGGCAGGACGATATTCGTGGAACTCAAGACCAAGGGTGGGAGGCTTTCACCGTTGCAAAAGTTGTTCGCCGAAGAAATGAAAAGACTTAATCAACAGTACACGACACTATGGAGCAAGGAACAAATTGATGCGTATATTGATAGCCTGTGAGTACAGCGGTACGGTACGCGACGCGTTTGCCGCTAAGGGGCATTACGCTATGTCTTGTGATTTGCTGCCCACTGATGCACCAGGACCGCACTATCAAGGCGATGTGTTTGACATCATCAACAACGGTTGGGACATGATGATTGCGCATCCGCCTTGCACTTACCTGTCTGTGTCTGGTATGCACTGGACAGCGCGGGGCTTGCGTGACCCACAACTGACCGAAGACGCGCTAGATTTTGTGATGCGCTTGATGGCTGCACCCATTCCACGCATCGCGGTTGAGAACCCGATCAGCGTAATCTCTAGCCGCATCCGCAAGCCAGATCAGATCATCAACCCGTGGCAGTTCGGGCATGACGCAAGCAAGCGCACTTGTTTGTGGTTAAAAAATTTACCTTTACTCACGCCTACCGACATTGTTGAGCCGCGTATCGTGAACGGTAAGAAGCGTTGGGCAAACCAAACCGATAGCGGGCAGAACCGTTTGCCCCCAAGCGAAGACCGTTGGAAAATCCGCAGCGAAACATACACGGGGATCGCGCAAGCGATGGCAACACAATGGAACTAAGACCCTATCAGAATGACGCGGCTAACTTTCTATACGAGAGTGATCGTGCGATGATCTTGGCACCGGTGGGCGCAGGAAAGACTGCGATCACCTTGACCGCTATGAAGAACGCGCTTAACGATAAGATCGTGCGCCGCTTCTTAGTGTTAGCCCCTAAGCGCGTGTGTACGGATGTGTGGCCAGTTGAAATTAAAAAGTGGGCACCTAGTCTGTATATGCGTGTGGCTGTTGGCACACCCGCTGAACGCTTGTCTGCGCTCAGATCACACAGCGACCTCGTAGTCACCAACTACGACAACTTGCAATGGCTGTCCGAACAAGAGCTAAACTTTGACGCCATTGTGTTTGACGAACTGACACGACTTAAAAACTCATCAGGCGCGCGCTTTAAAGCGCTCAACAAAGTCATTGATAAGATGGGTGTGCGTTGGGGTTTGACCGGATCGTTTACCTCTAACGGCTTAGAAGACGTGTTCGGGCAATGTAAGATTGTTGACCAGAAGTTGTTAGGGCGCAGCAAAGGCGCGTTCATGCAACAGTACTTTGTGCTGATGAACCCTGAATATGGCGAGTGGATGCCGCGCCCAGGATCGCTTAAGCGCGTGATGGATGTGATCCGCCCAGCCACTTATGTGTTAGAGCCTGGTGAGTACGCTGATAAGCTGCCGCCCTGTCACATGGTCGAGATGCGCTGCGACATGGTGATGACTGAGTACAACACCATGAAGAAAGACTTTGTAGTGCAGTTTGGTGAAAGTCAGATAGCCGCGATTAACGCAGCCGTCGTCACAGGCAAGCTGCAACAGATGGCGTCTGGCTTTGTCTACGACACGACAAGCGTGGCAAGTGACGCACCAGGTAAGTTTGCGGTCACACAAACGCCTATCTGGTTTAGCAAGCATAAGTTCGATGCGCTAGATGATTTACTTCAGGAGAACCAACGTGCCAACACCATCATCGCCTACAACTACAGAGAAGAACTTGCAGAACTCAAGCGCCGATACAAACACGCTGTCACCCTTGATGACGCGCGCGCTATCGAGCGCTGGAATAAGGGAGAGGTGGAGTTGCTTCTTGTCCACCCCAAGTCAGCAGGACACGGTCTTAACTTGCAACACGGCGGTTGCCGGATGGTCTTTCTGTCACTGCCTTGGAGTCTTGAGTTGTTCGAGCAGACTGTCGGACGACTGCACCGATCAGGACAGCAGCGCGACGTCTGGGTCTATGTAATGCTCACCAACAAAACTGTTGATGAGAAAATTTGGGGTGCGCTGCATGATAAGCGCGCCGTGTCTGACATCGCTATGGAGGCGTTGAAATGAAACGATTAGAACTTTGGAAAGCCAAACTTAAGGCTGCCAAAGCAGAACTTAAAATACACGGGCGCCACGCAAAAGCTGTCGTGCGCGCGCTTGGCAACACCCACCGAACTATTAATGATTTGGAGCAGAAAATTGAAAACCACTTGGCGAAATCTAAATAGCCGTCTGAGCAGCCTGTCGGAAGACGAGGTGTTTGCTCTACTGGCGGAAGAACTTAGCGGCCCACGCAGGGCGTCTATGCTCCTGCGTCTGCATCAGCGGGGCAACACCCTGCGCGTGATGCGCGAACGGATTGAGATACTGAAGGAGGCAAGAACGCCATGAACAAAGACATTTTATTCAGTTTGTGGTACGACAGCCTAGAGGGCACTAAGACGCAGGGCTTTGCGTACAAAGCATGGTGCGCAGGGTGGGAGGCTGCAAAGAAGCCTATCAAATGCGACTGCATCAGCCCAGAGCGATGCGAACTGTACGATCGTTGTATGAAGGGAGAGAAGGCATGAACACTGAAGAAATATTCCAACAAGTGATGGATGAGAATTGCAAAGATCCGTTGCATCGCTTTGCCGAGCTAGTGCGCCAAGATGAGCGTGAGGCGTCTGATACATTAAAAAAGTTAGCAGGAGAAGCGTTAACAGCGCTAGAAAAATATAACCGGTATGAAATTAAAACTGATAGCTATGATCACAGCACAAATTTAATTTATGATTTAAGAGATGTTTTAAACCATAAGCGTATGCCTTTGCGTGAGCAATGGGACACATCCGACATGGCGCATCGGTCTGGTGGGTTGAGTGTTGAGCAAGAGCCTGAGCCTACTGCTTGGGTTACTGATGACTTTGCAATAACTTACAGCGCTGAGGTAGCGCAGCGTTGGCGTGACAAAGGATGGAAAGTCGTACCTTTTTACACCGCACCACCAAAGCGAGAGTGGGTCGGGCTGACGGATGAGGAGATACATAAAATCATTGACGACTGCACCCCAAATGAAGCAGAGTTGGAAGAACTAAATGATTTTGCGAAAGCTATCTTTGCAGTTGAAGCCCAATTAAAGGAGCGCAACACATGATCACCCCCAAACAAGAACAAGTGCTCGACATTCTGAAAAGCAAAAAAAGCATGACCGCTGCTGAGATTGCTAAAGAAATGAAGATGGTGGCCACTGCCATTGCAGCGCACCTACGACGCCTAGAAGAGGCCGGTCACATTTATGTGTCTGAGTGGCGAGGTGGTAAGTACGGCGTCCCTACAAAGGCATACAGGTACGGCAAAGGCGATTCTGTTGAGTTTGTTGGCAAACGTAAAGCACCAAACAAAAAGATTAAAGACACCGTAGTTACTGAGAAGATAGAGATTGACGCACCCCGACCAGACTATGCATCAGCATGGCTATTTCATCACCCAAGAGTAGAATTATTAGGGGCAAGGTATGATTAAAGATACAGTCAACCATCCGTCCCACTACAAAAGCCATGCGTCTGGCGTGGAGTGTATCCAGATTACCGAGCACATGAATTTTTGTTTGGGCAATGCTATCAAATATATTTGGCGCGCTGATCTCAAGCACAACGCTATTGAAGACTTAGAAAAGGCGGTATGGTATGTCAACAAAGAAATTGAAAGAAGAAAAAAAAATACAACCGTTTGAACAGGTTGCTTACAAACTGCCACCAGCACTCAAGTTAGCGGCAGAAAGAGCCAAGAAAGAACAACCAGATTTAATCGCCATCTCAGGGAGAGTACGCTATGTACACCACGAATAAAGATATATGCGTTTGCGAACACATTAATTTGTGTGAGGTAAACGACCGTTGCATGAAGAAGTTGCCATGCCCATTGGTTGACGACCCAACATTCGTCTACGTCCCAGCCGCCTCAACTGACGTCCAAAAGACATGGCGCAAGTTCGGCTGGGTGCCAGAGTTACGCTAGCATTGAAGTTGATTTAACTTTAACTTGCGCAACACGATTAAGCCAGCCTTTGCCGTATGTCTCAAACGTATTAAGACTGCGGTAAAAGGCTTCTTTACCTTCGCTAAACTTTTCAATCAACTCAACAGGGTCAGCCGCTAAGACAGCCGCCATTGAGATCGGGCCAAGTCCACCATCAGCAGGAACGCCAACAGCGTCTTGCAGGATTTTGATGGAGCGACCAGGACCGGCGTTGACACCCATGTCAAAAACCATGTAATCAATACCGCTTGGCAGTTCGTCGGCGCGCACTGCGTCCCAATACTTCTTTTTGTACAACGGCTCGACATCAGCAGGCGTGAGTTTGCGCATCTGCTCATGCGTGACTTGATGTCCAGTATGCTGCTCCCAATTGAATTGGGTAACACCTAGCATGGTTGAGCCTTTACGCCCGTCTGGTAACTTGTTGCCGTCGTCACGCTCATCGTCACTAAAACCGCCTTCACTAGCCAACATCTGCTCAAACGCTTGCTTCCAATTGCTAATCATTTAGAACGCTCCATGTTAAGTTTGACCCACTTTTGTAATGCAACTAACTTAGCTGTCTCTTCAGCACAAAGCCCAACAATGGCAGGGTCGTCGGCGGTTCCAGCAACGCTGGGGGAGGACTTGGAAACGGTGGACACTTGACCGCTACTGGTACCACACTGCTGCACCCGACCAGCATACTGGCGGCGCAGAGCAGCAATCCTAGTTTCATACTCATCCTTGACCCCTTCAGTTATGACTTCTGCAATCTCTACTGCGCTTTTGTTTGCAGCCTCAGCGGCTTCGCCAATAGCTTTGACTTCAGCGACGAACAACAGATGCTTGTCCCGCATACGATCATAGCCGCCCCAGTAGGCGAGGGCTAGAGCAATCGCAATAGCTGCGATTTTTAAATAAAGAATCATTTGACACTCGCTAACATTCGTGCAGCGATTGTGAGCATGGCTTTTGACCTCTCAAGATCAAGCGGCGCATCTTTGTACATCACGGTAATCTGTCCAATGAAGCTGGTGTAGTCCGGCGGTATGCTTATACGGCATCCAAACGTACCACCTTGGTCTAGATACCAGATGCCAGCTTCAGACTGTGGAGTTGAGTAGAACCCGCATGGAGTTTGTCCTGCCATCAGATCAACAACATCAGCATTGTTTGCGTGGTTAGATGTAAACAGCCCAATGTTTTGACCTTCAAGATTCTTAGCTCTTTTACCGTCACGATTCTCAGCACGAACCATTACACGCTTATTAAATATTGTATCGACCGACATGATTGCTACAGCAACAACATTCGGGTCTTTCATCAGCAATTGAATTGCATCGTCAAAACGGCTGCTGTTGAGCTTTGGTAAAGCATTAGACTTTTCGTAGACACCGAGCAGAAACGTCTTGTTGTCGTAAGCAAAATATCCAACGTAGCCAAGCACGCCAAGCAGTAGGACAACGATCAACTTAAAGGGTGAGTCAATATATGACAACACACCCATCAGAGTGTTTTTATTTTCCGTTGACATCATCGTAGGTAGCAAAGCCAAAGTAGGACGCAAGTACTGCGCTGATAAACCCATAGAACGGTAACGCAATCGCCCCTAGCGTGGGAGATTCTGTAGCTAGGATAAGCAGGGGAAACAGTAAACCAGCTAGCATGGATAGCCACGCCATCTTGCGCCTGTTTTTCCAACGGTCGATCACTTGTCTACCTTTTGGTCGAGGCGATCAAAGAGTCGATCGAGTAACATTTCAACACGATCAAACCTCTTATCCATGTCTGCGCGAAAGCCATCGACCTCAGACTTCTTGACATAGTTCTCGCTCATGTGAAGGCGGATAGACGCAACGTCGTTCTTTAACTCTTTAACCGAGTCCCACAACTGACGGGCAAACCAGCCGCCCACGCCAATTGCTGTAACGACACCAAGGTTGATCATAAATTGAAAGTCCATGCTACGGCACCAGTTTGTTAAGAATTTGATCGTCATCCCCACGCAAAGCATTACGCTTTGCTGCACGGGTCTTTGGTCCTTGCACTTTGCGTGATGTGTCTGGACGCATCTGGCGCAATTGTTCCTCTAACAAATCAATTGAACTCTTTACACGGCCACGGGATTCAGTTGCTTGGCGCAGCATTTCTGCGTTTTTAGCACTCTCTGCCCTTGCGCCCATAAGTTCAGGGCTACGCGCACGGCTTTCAATTTCCGCAAACGCTGCATCTTTTTGACGCGCCGTTTTTAGAGTGTCCTCAACCCAATTGCGATCCATCATTTTATCGGCAATTGCTCGGTCGTTCAACGCTTTAAAGCCTGGTGCCACTTCAGCCAAGTCTACGCGAGTCTTGTCAAAGGCGACCTTTTCGGCGGCGTCAAGCGCAAACTTCTGTCCGGATGATATCTTGTTGGTGGCTGACCGCAGCGTAGACGTATAGTTTTGAAACGTCTCAGGCGTAGCACCACGAATCCCTTGGCTTGCTGGAAGCAACTTACCAGTAATTGGATCAACATCAAGTATCATTTCACGCGCTGTTGGTGCTCTTGATCTTGCCTCAGCAGCCAAGCCTTCAGCCTCCGCCATTTGAGCCATGCGGGTTCGACGTGCGTCTTCAGCACGAAGTCTGGCAACAACTTCTGGTGCTTCATCCAATCCGAGGCGTAACGCATTTACTGGTGCTTGCTGACCTTGTCCCATCGCTTGACGTGCGTCAGGTCTGTTTGGATCAAAAGGCATCCGCACAGTTTCATTGCTAGGCATTATAAAGTTAGGATCGTTGCGTGGGGCAGAAGGTAAAACTGTTAACTCACGCGACTCAACTGGGCGCAAAGCGTTAACCGGTTGTTGTGGACGGTAATCACGGGGTACGGCTCGACTTGATTGAAATTCTGGCGACGTCATTTTATTGGCGGCAACTCGGCGAAGAATTTCGCTTATGCCTGCACCAGCAGCAATTCCAAATGGGACGCCAGCAGGCCCCGCAGAAAGACCAATAAGACCACCAATTGCGCCGCCTGGTCCTGCTCTAGTAAAAGCAGGCAGGAATCGTTTGTCACCAGCAGATAAAGCAGCAATTTCTGGGAAGTTAGACGCAATTTTACCTATATCAGCAACTACACCACTGACAGGTTCGCCTTTTGAAACTAATTTTCCAAATACATTTGGGTCAATTTGACCGGTTCCAAAATTAGTAGCTGACTCCATATCATAAGTTTGCGCCATTTTTGTTCTGGCGTTAACAAATGCTTCTCGCGCTTTTGCGTTTGGCAAATTGTTATCAATTAAACTTTCTAATACTTTAGCTGCCCCAAGTTTTGCGTCAGCCATTGCTTTTGCATTAGGGTCTAGTGGACCAACAGCACGAAACACGTCTGATGCTTGTTGACGCATCTGACGAATAGTGTCTAAAAGTTTAGTTCCATCGCCACCTTTTAACAGCCCTTCTTTTAAATTATCTAAGTACGCTCCAACTTGCGCTGCTTGACCATCATCAACGTAAAGTTCTTTTGCGCGTAACTTGTCAAGTTTTGCCAAACTATCACTGTCAACAATAACTTGCTTAATGTCACGCACGGTTTCGTATGGACCGGCGATATCATCCCTTGCACGAACTTTGTCGTATATCTTTGGGTCTGTAAGCGATACTTCATCACCAACACCCAAATCTTTTTTAACTATGTTTGTCCATTTTGGTCTGTTATCTTCTGATAAACGATTATCTAAATCAGCACTACCAATTAAACCTGTACGCGCACGATTTCTCAAGTTTGGATTAGACACAGCAGGATCAAGCGCAATGTTATATTTTTGCGCTAAATTTGTTGCATCAATTTGTGGACCACGCGCATAGCTTTCAGCAACCCGTGCTTCACCGGCTGCTTTAACTGAAGGTATTTCACCAATTGCGCTTTTAAGATATCCGCCCTCAGTACGAGCAATATTGCCGGCTTGACGCACAGCAGCGGGAGCAAGTGCTGCCGCAGTCGCACCTTGCGAAAAAGGAATGGATTGAAGTGGCTCTGTTACTTCACCAATGGTTTGCATTGACGCTTGACCGCCACGGGTCTGGGGCTGGTATGTCAACGCTTGTTGAACACGTCCAGCCAACTCTTGACCTTGGCGAACGCCTTCTTGCGTACCATATTGACCACCGGTAACCGAGCGACCAACACCAGCAAGCGCAGCAACAGGCGCTGCAATCATGCCAGTGCCAAGCGCAAGAGGGGTTTCAACAATTCCGCCCAACACGTCTTGCATACTTGGACGAGCGCTAGGTATTGCATCCGGTTGACGAATAACTTGACCTTGAGGCGTGACCTGTGGGACTGCGCTGCCGTAGCCCGTTGACGCAGCCGTACTTAAGCCAATTTTTGTATAAAAATCATTTTTAGGAAGGTCTGAGTAAAATTTGCTGTGCAAAGCGTCGGCCAACGCCGCATCAGGCATATCCGAATATTGTGGATACTTTTCGCGGATTTCAGCAATTGTCGCCATTATCTAATTCCCAATGGGTCTGAGGGGGCACCACCCGCACCGCCACCACCAACTTGATCTGACATTCCAAACTGATCTTTTCTTTCTTTCATTAACCGCAAAATTACTTTTGCTGCATCTTTTCTAGTTTCGTTTGGTAAACCTGAATCTGCAAGTTGACCCGCTGCCTCTTTATAAGATTGCGTATCTTTGTCAGATTGCGGGCCTTCAAATCGCGGAACCATTTTAAGCACCAAATCCGCAATTGGCGCAAGTGAAGCTGCTGCTTTTGCGCCTTCTGTAGCTTTACCAACAAACGCCGCAGAAGCATCGACCATTCGACCAAATCCGCTACCTGTTGATTTTTCAAGTAATCCACCAGGCTTTATAGCATCTGTAAGGTTTGAAATTGCGGTGTTAAGACTTCTAACGGTTTCCACTTTTCCTGCTGCTTGTTTTTCTGTAAACGCAGTTGCTGGCGTCATTCCTATAGCTTTATCTGCTGCAACTAATACAGGTTTGCCGTCTACCATTGCGGCAACAGGTGCGCGGAATGGCGGCTTGGGTTGAGCAAATGTTGGCCCTTGCGGTGCGTTAGGATTTAACGCATTTACATTTGGTGCTGCTGCGCTTTGGGGATTTAAAGCGTTAACACCACCTCCACCATCGACACCTAAAGGTTGAAACGCCGAAGTCGCTGAGTTAGGCGAAATTTCAACGCGCATTGGCATTGGTTGAACTTCTAATGGAATTAGCTGATCCCCACGCAATGGGCGGCGCGTTTGAATTTCTATGCGTTCTTTTGGGTTTTCTGGGTTTGGAATAGTGGTTGTAACAAGATCACCGCCATATTTTAGTTTGTCGTCGTATTGTTCACGCGCAAGCCTTGCATTCATCATTGGAGCAGCCGCACCAATATTGGCAACTTTTAACGCCCGCGCCTCATCCATTAAATTTTGTTGAAGTTTAGTCGAACCAAGCGCACTGGCTTGTTTAAGTTTTTCTAAGCCACCAGGTTGATTTAGTTGAGCAATAATGCTTTCGCGCGATGGGCTGACACCTATAGATTTAAAATAAGCACCCGTTCTTCCTACATGATTACCGTCGTGCCATTTAAGATAGTCTTCATTTGTATTTACGTCACCCAACGCATCTCGACGCAATTTAATATCGTTTGAAAGAACTTCCATTTCTGTTTTTTGCGTGGTGGCGCGTTTGCCCAACAACTCTGCAAACCCTTTGGCGTTGGCCATGTAACCACGACGTTGAAACTCAGGATCGTCAAAATTAGCGCCGCCTGCAAACAGGTTACGCATTTCTTCGCTACCCTGCATTTCTTGAACAGCACCTTTCAGCGCAAGCATCTGACCCATCTGACCCAACATATTGACGGGTTGTTGTTGCTGTACGCCTAATGCGATATTTGGATTAATTGGCATTATTATTCTCCAACAAAGCCACCGGCTGTTGAGCCGGTTACGCCATAATGTGTTCGCTGTTGCGGAAACACGCGATTCATCAATTGATTTTGATAATACTGATTTGAGATATTACCAATGGCGTTGCTAAACGCATTAGATTGCCCCATGTAACCAGACGCCCTTGCGTTAGCTGCGCCTTGATAAGCCTCGCCTGCTTGGTTAGCGTAGTTCATACCCATAGTGCCAAGCGTGTTGGCTGAAGATTGACCTACACCCGCTAATGATTGAAGCGGATTTAACGTGCCTGCGCGCTCGGCTTGATAGCGGTTAAAAGCGTTTTGGTATTCCTGAGACGCCATGTCTTGACCGTAGCGCTGGATGCCTTTAAGCGTACCGCCGGACAACAAATTACCCCGTGCTGCCGCGCTGCTCTCAAGCCCTTTCATACCTTCTTTTAACCGGAACTGATAGCCTGGATCCATGCCCTTGGCAAACATCTCAGGCGTGTACTCCGCCGTAGCGTATTTGCCAAACATTGGGTCGTTGGCGTTGCCGCCAGACATTCTAAACTGTTCACGGTTAGGCGCAACTAAATTCGCACGGGCTGCGTCAAAACCAGCTTGATCAAACGTGCCGCCAGTTGGCTCTCGATAAAATTGCTGATCAGATTCGCCGCCACCGCTTGTGTAAGACCCGCCACCACCGCCACCAATAAAAAATTTAGATGGGTCTAAATTGGCTAAGTCAGCATTATATTTTTGCAACGCTTTGTTATAGGAGCTGTCGTCGTACTGACCTTCGCCACCCAAACCAAGATAAGTCAGCAGCCTATTTTGACCTTGCAGCCCGCCTTGACGAAACGGCTCTTGTAGCTCAACGCCTTTTAGGTATTGCTCATATTGCAATTGAGCAGCGCGTTCAGCAGCGGCAGCTTGTGTGCTAGCGGCTTTACCTGCTGCGCTTGAACTCATAGCGGCACCAGCAAGAGTGGCGACGCCTCCAATAACTGATGCGGCTACGAATGTCATGTCAATACCTCATTTTTAACTTTATTGCCAATTACAAACATACTGTTTGGGTCGGCTTCAACTAACTCATTTTCTGCGTCTTCAATTGTCGTGGCTTCTGCCACATGAAAAGTCATGCAAAGTGCGTCTGTTATTGCGTATACCGCCCGCTTAGTACCAGGTCGGCTTAACAAAACTTTAGGCCCAGTTATAGTCTGAACGCCGTCATCTGTCGTCACACAAATTGTACCGGACACTACGACATAAAAATGCTCTTTTTTGTGTACTTTGCCAACTATTGTGCATCCTGCTGGACGCCATACTTGTCGGCAATACATACCGCCATGAAAGAAATGCTCAGTAGGAGGTTCGTATTGCGGCATTTTAGACATTGCTGCCTGAAGTGCTTCCACCTGTTTTCTAACAGAAGGAGCTAAAACGCCGCTGTACGTTACGTCCATTTAATTCAGCACCAAAAAGTTAACTCTGGTTTCAGCCGTGGCTGCCGCATTAGAGATTAAGGTAAAACTGCCGGCTCCAGGCACTGCTTTCATAACTCGCATTGTCGCATCATCTGTTGCAACTGTGGCTAAAATAACGCTTGAGGTTGTCACTAAACTATTGGTAACAACTAAACTAATGGCACCCGCAGCAAAGTTAACCGATCCAGCGGTTTTATTAATTGTTTGTGCACCGGTAGTGCCCGCAGCGGTAATAGTTTTATCCACTACAATATCCGCTTTTGCAGTAAACACCGACCCGTCATAAGTCAAGTTTGCAGAGGATTGAAACGCTGCTGTGCCGTTTCCATAGGGGATTCGGTTAGCCGTTAATGTGGCAATCCCTGTCCCGCCTTGCGCAACAGACACTGTACCGCTAGTAATCTGTGACGCTGCGATCGCAATCGCCACATCACCCGCTACCGTCAATTGACCCTGAGCGTTGACTGTTACCGTGGTCACCGAAGACGCCGAGCCATACGATCCAGCAGTTACCCCTGTGTTGGATATGCCAACCGTAAGTGAGCCACTGCCATTGGTTCTAAACAGCCCTGCGCCTGCCGTTAGGTTTGCAACAGTATAAGTGCCGCTAGAGTTACCAATTAAGATTTGACCGTTTGCAGGAAGGGTGCCTGTACCTGTTCCACCGGAACCTACTGAAATAACGCCTGTGCCGTCGCCTACAATAGTGTTGATGTTATTAAAATATCGAAACCATTGCACCGAAACTAGCCCAGTGTTTGAGTCAACAACTGGAATCCGAGGCGCAGGGATTTGGGTAATATTAGCCATTTGTGCCGCTTAGAATCAACTCAGCGCCAATAATGTCAATCTTAACTGGATCGGTGCCTGACACCTCATAGACCCTGTCACGCAGCTTCTGAGTCATGCCTAGACGACGCCAGATGGCGCGTGTGCCGTACCCGCCAATTTGACCCATTGAAACCCAATGCTCATTTGACCAAGTGTGTCCGCCGTCATCAGAAAAGCGCAACATGACTTGAGGGTCAGAACCTTGACCAACAACAAGCCCAACACCCGTTTCGCAAACCAATTGAAGGCTATGCTGTGCGGTACGCTTTAGGTTGTTTTGACCAGTAGGAAGTGCACGCCATGAGCGCAGCCACTTCTGAGGACCGCCATTGTCAGCGTAAGTGGTCAAGTCTAAAGCGTAGATATTGCCGTTCTCAAAGTCACCAACAATAATTGTGCCTTCAAAATTACACTGGCAATTGCCTCTGTTGCGGGTAAAGAGATTGTCTAGCAGCCCTGCGCGTTCATGCCACCCCTGAGTGGCTACGTCGTAGACCCAAGTTTGGTTAGCAGAAGGAAAGTTCAGCACATAAAAAGCATGACCGTCTTGTTGGTAGGTGTACGCAACCGCATCAGACATATCAGCGTATTGTTGGATTTGCCACTCAACTGCGTGGGTGCTAATGCGCTTACCGTTGTATCCTTCTGAGCGATAGACAATGCCCTCGCCTCGCGCATCTTGACCAAGCCAAAACACGCTGTTATCTAGCTTGGCAACAGAGAAAGCCGCAGCACAACCAAGTTCGTTAAACGCGCCTTGAATGCGTGTCAGGGGAAAGTCTGGCAAGCCTGCGTTGTACCAGACCTCGACTGAATCCGTGCCAAACAACCAAGCCTCACGATGATTGACGTTAATGGCCACTAAGCCGTCGGGAGAGCCTTCTGCGCTTGCAAAGGACAAGGGGTCAACCTGAGTGCCGTCAAGCAACTCAGTTACCCAGACTTTCTGGCTGTTTGGCTCGTTGTAGACGAAATAGCCATCAAGGTAGCCAACTGTCACTGCACCGGTAAAGTCAGGGTCAGTAATCTCAGCAAAGCCGTTTGTAACTTCGTTGTAGATATACGATCGAGGATTACACGCAATAAACAATTGTGTGCCGTTATCCGCAATGGATACTTGCCCTGTGCCAGAAATCGTGCCTAGTAGCGTAGGGGTGCCGGTTAGACTACTGAGCTTATAAAACTCATTGCCTGATGCCACGTAGAAGTCCGAGCCGTTAGTCTGATGCGCCCACAACCCACGAATAGGTCCTGTGCCTACAGTTTGCAAAAACCTTAGCCCTGGCGCACGGTTCAGGAAAGCAGGCATCTGCCCGCCTTCAGGGACAATCTCAGGAAAGAGATTAATCATCCTGTTATCCGCTGCGTTAACGCTGCGCGCAACGTATGCGCTGCCAAGGATAGGTGTCTGCATTAGAAGTTACCGGCAAAGATGTTAAAGCGCTGACGCGTTCCAACAATCGAATAAGGAATCGACATAATGTCATCTGGGTTGTTGATGCGCTTTAAGTTACGCTTAGAGGTCATCGCAACCCGCATGACTGTGGGCGATGGCTCAACACCAAACTCAGGCGCAAACTCACAAGCTAAGTTGTACTTAAATGCACGCAGATAGCCTGGTGGGAACGCTAGGTTTGTCGCCAAGTTAGCTGGTGCTGTTATTGGCTTGACCGACACAATGTGGAACTCCAGCACCTTGGTAGGTACTGGATAGACCGTCATTGTAATGTCTGGGTATTCCATGTTGACCCACATTACCTGTGGGTAGGTGGAGGTCACGGTCTTGACAGCAATACCGTTGTATTGCTGCTGATTGATCAGTTTAAGACCGTAGGAAATGCCAGATGAAGCATCACGGAAGTATGTCGAGTCCTCAACCAAGATTGGGCGCTCACCTACAAAGTCGCCGGTTGGACCAAGGGTGCGTGAGATAGCATTAGGTGGCCAAGAAAAGACCTGATCTTGAGTCGCAAACACAGCCAATCGCTCTGTATTCCATGAGTCGATCATCTGGTTCAGCGCAACAAGTGCGTCTTGCGATGTAGCCGCAGAGGGCGTCTCACCTTCAGCCAACACGCCGAGTAAGCGCAAAGCGCCGTTGATCTGGTCATTGGCTGTTGTGGCCATGTTTACTCCGTAGTTTTACGACGACGTTTTAGCGTATTAACTGGCTCCGCTACTGCAACTTCAGGCGTATCGGGATTGTACCGCACCCAGCCCTTTGTTTCATCATATTCGGCTTCCAACTCCATAGTAGCAATCTTGGTACCGTGGGTTGGATGTTTTAGATAAATGTGCATTTGTAGATGGGGGTGTTTAGCCCCCATTTGTTAAGCGCAATGAATAATTGCAAAGTTAAGAACAACTGCTTCAGCAAGAGCGCCTCCACTAATGTTACGCAAAGTTACTGTTGCTGATCCTGCGCCCATGCTAGATACAAAAGCGTTGTAAGACGCTGATGTGCCGTTAGTAACAGTCAAAAGCAACACATCTTTAGCCGAAATGGTGCTATTAGTCAACGTAAACGTCACGTTAGTAGTAGCTCCCAAAGAAGCTGCGTTCATCGTGATTTGACCAGCAGAAGTGTTTAAAGTTACTCCCGTTGATTTACTAGTTAACTGAGTTACTGTACCTTGAGCGGCAGCAGCATAGCCAATCTCTACGTCTGCATAAACAGTCGTACCTTCAATTGTGCTAGGTGTTACAGCGCCAATAGGCGAGTTATCAATTGTAGCGCCTGATAAATCAGGGTCTGAGTAGGCTACTCCTACTGGTTTGGTATTAGGCATAACATTTCCTTTTAAAAAGAAGGCACCGAAGTGCCCTCTTTACGTTAGATGCGGTATGCAGTCCACGAACCATCGCCGGTCTTGCGCGCACGGAAGTGAGCTGAAGTTACAGCAGATACAGCCGCCACACCAACGATAGTCCAACCAGTACCAACAACCAAAGTAATAGCATCAGATGCGTCGGTATTGATGACGTAGAAGTCAAATGCAGAATTGACTTTTTGTGCGCTAGACATATCTGCTTCCAACAAAGCGACTGTTGGCAATGTTAAGTTGCCAGCGGTGCCGTTAAAAGTAAACAGACCATTTTGGAGTTGTGCAGCCGTTGCGGTTGCTGCGGCAGCCAATGCAGTAGGTGCGCCCTGAACAAACATAATTGCTTCGTCAGTTGCGCCTGCACCGATTTGATAACCGCCTGTGCCATTAGAAAGTGCCATGATAAATTTCCTTTAAATAAATTACGAATGGGGGCCGAAGCCCCCACTGATTTAGCCCCAGAGACGGACGGCAGTGATAGGACGGATAGCTGCGAAGCCATACAGAACGTCAATACGGCAGGGGAGGCGGTCGTTGTTGATGTCGTACTGACGCACGATACGCAACGAAATACCGTTATGGACTTGGCGTGAAGCCATATCCACGCCCTGTGGCAACAACAAGTCAGCCGTAGCAAACGAAATCGCATCTTTGTGATAGATCAAGTTTTGCGGGTAGCCAACAGTCGCTGAACCAAACATCGTCACAACAGCACCAGCTTGTGGGAATGTAAGCACAGTAGCCAATGCGTTTCCAGCAGTGTACAGAGCAGGACTGATGCTCAGTGTGGCTGAGGAAGAACCAGTTGCCGCAGCAGTCACGGTGAACTGTTGGAGGCTACCTGTCGATTGACGTGTCTGTGGGTTAACAGCGAACACACCAGCGATGGTGAAGATGTCGCCCACGTTCCATGTCTTGCTTGAACCAGTGAAACTGATTGCGAGTGTTGACTGACCTTCAGTTGCGACAGTTGTAGTCACAGTGATGGCAGTACCCCAATCGCCGTTTGTGTGGTTGCTAATTGACTGAGACATATTGATCTCGTCTAGACCCAAAATGCCTTCACCCATCATGCCGTTCTTGAACTGGCGGCTGATAGTGCCGGTTGGGTTAAAGAGACCCTTCATGCCTTCAACCAGACCGGCGTTGGCAGCAGGGTTAACCGTTGCGTAGCGCTGATCCATTGGGGTGGCAAATTCGTTGAGCTTCTGGTTAGCTTGCAACAGAACCAAGGAAGTCGCAGGCGTAGTGCCTGGTGTGCCGACTGCGTTAGCAATGCCTTTGTACGAAGTCGCAACGTCGGCGTCAACCGAAGATGCCAACTGCGAAACGCGAGGCTTCAAGACACGCTCTGCGAAGTCATCCAACTGCATTGTCAGTTCGGCAGAGGTGAAGTTAAC